GTCCTATAGTTGAACCATTAATAATTACATTATCAACAGTTAAAGTTGTTAGTGTTCCAAGAGAAGTTACATTTGCTTGTGCTGCTGTTTGTAGTGTACCAGCTAATTGCGTTGCAGTCAATCTTCCTGTGCTTGGATTATACGTTAAATCCCCATCTGATTCTAGCCCTATATTACCACCATCTACATCACCACCTGATGTAAAGACGACAGCATTATCTTCATTCGTGCTTTCGTTATCACTAATGGTTACTGTTGTTGCTACTGCTGCTGTAGTTGCATTTGCTACTGTTACACCTGCAATTACAGTATTTAGTGCTGTACCATTAACTGTTATAGCATCTGCTTCTAATGTACCATCAATATCTGCATCACCTGATATATCTAATTCAGTAGCAGTTAATTTAGCTGTTTGTAAATCTTCAAAACTAGAACCTAGCTTTAATTCAAATTGAGGTCCTGTAGTATTATATGTAAATGTAGCATCATCACCTGACCCACCTTCTATTGTAATACCTGCACCATTGACAACTGCACTTGTACTATTGCCACTATCTAATACAATGTTGTGGTCATTTAAATTTACAGTGGTTGAGTTTACAGTAGTTGTTGTACCTGATACTGTTAAGTCACCTGTAACTGTTAAGTTATCTGCTACAGTTACTTCTGATGTGCTATGCCCTAATGTTATAGCTGTGCCTGATATACCTGTACCGATTGATACAGACTCACTACTGTTTCCTGTGTCAACAATAAGATATGCATCTGAACCTTGTTTAATTGTAAAAGCTGTTCCTGAGTTATCAGATACAGCTACATTAATATCTGTTCCATCTGCACTAATAGAGTCAAGTGCAATATCACCTACGTTAGTTACATTACCATCTGATACACTTAAACTATCTACTGTTGTAGCACCAAAGTTTGCTGTGCTTGAACCAATATCTATATTACCAAATCCACTAGAAATAGCACCACTATTTAACGTACCTACAGTAGCTAAAGATGAAGCAGATGTTACACTGTTTAATGTGTCTAACGCAGTTTCAAAATATGTTTCAAAATCAGTTAATGCAACTTGAACCATTGTTCCGTTATCATTTACTACAACTCTATCAGCATCTGCTAATGTTGTTGACGTAGCAGAAGTACCCCCATCTACAATGTTAAGTTCAGCTGCTGTTGAATCAACTGCTGCTAATTTTGTAAAGTCGGCTTGTACTAACCCAGACACACCATCAAGTAAATTTAATTCTGTAGCTGTTGCTGTTACGTTTGTACCACCAATATCTAATGTAGTTACAGATATTTCACCTGCTACTGTTGCAATACCATCTGCTAAAGTTATAAGATCTGTATCGTCTGTATGACCTATTGTTGTTCCATTTACTATTACATTATCAACTGTAAGTGTTGTTAGTGTACCTACAGATGTAAGGTTTGGCATTGCAGTTATTTCATCATCAAAGTATGCAGCTAAATCTGTAACTGCTACTTGTTTCATTGTACCTGCGTCATTAAACACAACTCTATCTGCATCGGCAACAGTTGTTGAACTAGCAGATGTGTCACCATCTAGTACATTCAATTCAGTAGTTGTAACATTAGCACCATCAAGTATTTCTAGTTCTGCTTCAGATATACCTGCACCACCTATTGTAAGTGTTCCTGATATATCAACATTACCATTTATATCAATAGTTGTGGCCGCAATCTGTATTTCTGTGTCTGCAACTAAATCTAGCTGTCCATCTGTTGATGAATTAATATATATCGCTGTGTCACGGAACTGTAGTTTTTCTGTAGATGCTACGAGTATATCATCAGAAAACTCAAAATAATCTTCATCTTCCATCCATTTGAGGACACCATCTGATGTCTCACCATCAAATGTTATTGTTATATCTGTTCCTGCAGTTCCTGCACCAAAAGTTAATGTGTTGCCTAATAACTTAGTTATAGGTCCACCTTCGTTTGCAGTACCATCATGTGTGTGTCCACTGCTTGCTTGAAAAGCTGCTAATAGTTGGTCAAACTCATCATTGGTATGTGCTGCTGTGATTACGTCACCGTCAGTATAAGATGACTGTCGTGTATACGTTGCTCCCATTTATCTTCTTGCCCCTACTTGATATTCTAGACCAAATCCTTTCAATGAATATGGTGCTGTTGTTGCGTTGTCGTTTATTCTTAATGCTACTGCAAATCCTGAACCTTCTACTGGTTGTCTTACAAGTGGTTGTGATGTACCCCCATAAGTTGGTGTGCCATACACTGATGTCCCATATATAGCAACCACATCTTCTGAATCTAATGGGTATGCTGAAGGTCTTGCAGAATTTCTATCTTCGTAATCATATCTTACAAACATATCAGCGTTAATTGCAGCTTCTGGTTCATAATTTAATATAACACGTTGCATGTGTTTTCGGATGCCCGGATCGCCAAATGTCAGATCAGGACTTCTATATCTGCCTGATACTCTTGTGCCATCAAAATCGTCACCCTTTTCTTGTCGGTATACGTAGCCATCAAATCCACCATGTAGAACCAACACATTACCTTCTTCAACAAAGGTATCAGTTGACGATGGTTTTATACCTCTTAGTTCAGCAAACTCAAAGTTTTTACCTTTCATAACACAAATAACCCCTTTTGCATTATCTTCAGCTACATCATCTTTTGCAAAGAATATTCTATATTGTGTCTTATCAGGAATAACAATAGATTCAAATAATGATGAGTCAATTAAATTATCATCAAATATAGACTGTACATTTGCACTAATAGTTCCAAGTTCAACGTCACCAATTCTTGCTGTACCTGCAACTGTACGTAATCCGTCAGGTCCTAAGAATATTAAGTCACCTGCAAATTCTTGTATTGTATCTCCATTTACACATCCAATATTTCTTGTAACAGGGGTTATTACAAAATCACTTGAAGAAGTTCCTGATAGTTTAAATATTCTGTTTTCACAAAATACAAATAAATCATTACGGAAAGCTTTCATACCTACTATGGTATCATCAACTTTTATACTTCCTGCACCACTACCAGTATTAAAAGCATCTTCGTCAAAAGGTTGACTAAAAACTAATTCTTGTGGTGTGCTAGACATGCCAGCATAAAACATGTGGCTCTTAAAAGCTGTTACAAACTTTGCACCCTCTACACTTGACTCCGTAACATCTGTGGCCGCTAAAGAAGTGTTAAATACTGTGGGATCGTTTGTACCATCTGTTACGATTATTTTGTCGTTACCATCAAAATTAAACCGTTCAAAACTATATTTACTCGCACTCGTTCTACCTGTATCTCTTTCTGTCCAACTTTCAGATACTGCATCATCTACAGCATGTGCCGCAGCAGATGTTGAACTTGTTGCTCGTGTTACTCCTGTAAATGTTGTGCTTGTTTTACCTGTGTACGTAAATATTTCAGAATTAATTTGTAATGTGCCACTAGAACTAAACCCTGTTGTGCTGTCAACTGTAATCGTTCCTGAACCTGTCATCCCAGTTGCTTGCAAAATTTTTAAAGATAATTCAGTAGATGCTGAACTAAATATTTTTTCTCCACGTGCAGCTAAAATAATATTATTAAAAAATGCTACCATCAAAACTTTTTCAGAACTAACTGATGTTTGTGGTACAATATGATTTATTTGTCTTCTAAAGCCATTAATTCTTCTGTAACCACCCTTTATATCAGGTTCAAAATTTAACAACTCTAATGCCTGTCCGGGTTGCATAATAAAAGTAGATCTACTTTTAACAAGACCACCTTCACATGTGAAGGCAAATGGCTGTGTTTGAGAAAGATCAGGCATCTACACAGCCCTCACATAATTTTTTCTGTTGATAAGCTCGACTCTCATTCTCTTAACACCGTCTTGATATTCTTTGTTTGCAAACTGTGCATTTTGTAAATCAGAACGCAACATAAAAGCGTAGTACCTAGCACGTGCTATTATTACTGATTCAAATCTTGTTGGTATAATAGAAGTGTCTGTAGCCCCAGATAAATCTGTATGTGTAATATAGTAATCAAATTTTATTGATAGATTATCCGTATCTGGTATAGGACTTAATCCTACTTCATCATTATACGTGGTGTAAACATATTCTGGCTCACCAAGTTTATCAGTAGATGCCGCAGAATCTTTTTCTCTAAAGCTATCATTCCATTCTTCATATGTTAAATACTTTAGTCGTTTTGGATTTACATCATCTTCGGTAAGACTAATAAACCCTACAAAAGCATTAGACCCTGAACTTTCTGTTAATGTAACAAAATGAGTTACAGCCGTTGCAGTAAACGTAAAACTTGTGTAAGATGATTCATTCGCATTACTTATTGTTATAGTTTGTGATTTGGTTTGTGAACCACCAGAAGATGTTCCAATAGTAGCAACTATTGTTGCACCAGATAATTTAACTATGACTTCGTAGGATTTACCTACAACAAGATCTGATATTTCTTGCGTAACAGATGCACTTGTTAATTTTAAAGTGTTACCAAATTTAGAACTAGCTGCAGGACTTCCTGATACAGTTGTCCAACCAGTTATTGATGCTGATCCAGAAACTTCGTAATCACCATTTGTAATATAATCTTTTGGTTGTAAGAATACAGTATCATAATCAAGATATTTTAAAGAAGATGAAACAGTAGCAAATGCATACAATTGTTTTCCAGATGTAAGATCTAGTGTACCTTCTGCTCGTGTAAAGGGCCAGTTAAGTTCAGAGTTAATTATATCAGATATAGATCTGTTAATAAAATCTTTTACAGAAGTCTGTATTCCCCTAGAACTACCAAAATTAGAACTAGTTAACTCTACTTCGTTAACATCTCGTAACACATTATTTACTAGTGTTAGATACGTGCTTGCCATCTTGTTTCTCTAATTTATATATAAATTTGTAAATGTCTTTAAAATTTTTTATTAATTCATTTTTTTGCTGTTCGCTTTTTGCTTTATTTACAGCGTATTCTAAGGCATCTTTACAGAACTGTTTCATATTTTAGTATACATGTTACGCATAATAAATGCAACCCTATTTTGTAAACTGATCCTTTATACTTCTAATTACACTCTTTAAATCAAAAGGTTTTTCATTTGGTCGATAAGGACACTGGTATTCTTTAGGACATTCACCTGCACCAACTGGCACATACTCTCTGTACTGTGTGTGGTTTGCCCCAACAAATACACATATTCT